CAGCATCATAACCATCCCGACAGTATCATCCGGGAACGACGCCGATACACCTGTATCTATATCAAGAACATCACCTTGACCCAACGGGAAGGCATCACCTTGACCCAACGGGAAGGCATCACCTTGACCCAACGGGAAGGCATTACCTTGCTTGATAGGAATATCCTTTCCCAATGAGTTCCATGCCTTAGAGAATTTTAAAGAGTTAAGAAAAATTTTACCATCTTTCTCAACTATCCCTACCATTATCCTCAATGCTGGTCATTATAATTTGATTATTAAATAAACGATCTTCAATCCTAACTTCAAATCAGATGTCTTTTCGAACATCTCCCTAAGAGGTAAGATAGTAGCGTCAAGATCTGACGCTACCCATTCTCCATCCTTATAATACATATCCTTTTCCTCGGAATACGCTACACAAGGTCGATGCCCTAAGTTCTTCATAACCGTATCTACCTTATTTTGGGTAGGCATCGAGACACGGTTCACTTTAGTAGATATATTAAAATTACTCTCCATTAACTTTCTGATTTTTAATTAGTTAATTAAAATGGAAGATCACTGTCGTCTCCAAAAGGAGCTTGCGCTTGCTGGTATGATGGAGGAGGCGTTTGCGATGGAGCCTGCGTTGCGTATGACGGTGGGGGCGTCTGTGCGGTTGGCGTAGCGCCTATGCTTTGGCCTCTATTCTGTTCCGATTTTTCGTTTTCAGCCTTGAACTTTTCAAGATATTGTTTAAATACTTGAAAAGCGAAAGTATCTTGTGCCGTATAATCGAATTTCTTATTGCCCATAATATCCGTGCTCTCTACCCTATCAGGCCATCCGTTCTGTCCGTTCTTATAATATTGCTGGATAAGCTCGTCCTTCCCATCTGGAGTTTCCCTAGCGTATGAAATGAAAAAATTACCGGGAGCATATTGATCCCCTTTCCTAGCATGAGCAGGATTTATTACCACCTTACGTTTTAGGTCAATATTAGGCAAGTACCTTACCAGTGACTTCACGTAACTATTAATACCTCCTTTTTGAGTCATCAAAGGAACGTTTATGAAATAATTACCATCCTCATCACTTATCTTTATGGACACGTATTTGGCTTTTATCCCATTGAAATCCATTTCTCGCACATTGATATCAGACAAATAGCCTTCGATACCGTTCCAGAATACCCTCCAATAAGAAACGGCTCCGGTCTTCTCGCTTATATGCTCCTCGAAACCTTCCTTTGGCTCTCTTGATGACTGATATAATAGTCCGCTACCACTTACTTTAAAGTAATGGTTATTACCACCTGATGAATTTTCTCTAGCTCCCATTTTATATATTTTTAAATATTAAACAATAACTGATGATGACAAGAAATACTCGTTCTTATTATCCTCCCCATAAATCTTATTGAAATGAGATTTATGGTCATGTTCGATAACCACCCTATTACACGATATGCTTTTTATGATACCAAGATATCTTCCACATAATACGTTACATATAATATCTTCACCATGATAAGACAAAGAAGCAAGTCTCTCCTTACATGATTTACCGGAAGACGGGTTCTCTGACATAATACCGCATCCTTTATCGGTAAATATCAACTTGCAATGATCGAACTCATTTACCTTAAGATTGTTTTGGAGGGCTTGGACGAGTAGATCCTTATCAAAGACATAGGTACTTGTTTTGACAAAATGCTCGTCCACGAACCTCCAATTTGGATAATTACCCTCAAAATGGGTCTCATACATATCCATATCAGGCGTAGAGAAATAAGTCTTAGTATCGTCCACTTTTATAGACAACATATCCGATGACTTATTGATATGCTTATCAAGCAATATCGCGGATTCGTTCGATACCGGGATAAACATCTTCTCTACCTTATCCTGATTAGGGACAAAATACCTGTAAATAGTATTTCTATCCGTACTTACTATATTAATATTAATATCATCAATATCAATTACCACATTCTCGATGCATGGATAAAAGTCATCTACCTCCGTATAATCGCTGGCTTTGTTAAGAACCGAAACATAATCGCTCATCTTAACCTTAATTCCTCCATCAAGTATCTTATGTACCTGCGGGAATGTATTGATATCAAAAGCCGGACAACTATACTCACCAGAAGCATAGCAGATCGTTATCTGATCTTTTTTATCTGAAAGCAGTATCGTAATCTCGCAATTCTTCTGTTTTTTCATGAACTTAATAAAAGAGCTTGCCTCTACCAAGAAAGAGAAGTTAGAGTCAGCCTCTACCTCCAATCGCTCTATAACACATACCTTTGCATTTACGGAAGTGATATAAGCCAGATTATTGACAACATCTATCTTAATATCCTTATAAAGGGAGTTGTGACCGGCATTCTTAACAACCGTCTCCAATTTGCCCAACTTCTCATTTAATGACTTCGACAAGCATCTTATAAGCATAACGAACAACTTTTTATTACATCGCAAATATAATCATAATTATATTAATACAAAATACAATAAATACTTAATAGTATTAAAATAGTTTAAACTTACGTCTAATATACTCGGCTATAAGCGTAGCGTCACACATTCCGTCTTGTATCTTAGTAGGTTGTACTCCTTTTCCTGACCATGGTTTCACGAAAGAGACCAAAGGGAAAAGGCGCATGGCGCATCGGATGGAGGTAGCCTTCGTGTCTAACTTCGCCGACGTATACACCCGATCGGCTGTCGTATGAAGCTCCTTCTGCCAGGTCTTTGGTTGCACCTCCTCGAACATGAACCTAACATCCGGGTGAGATCCGTATCGCTCCATCATCTCCACCATCATAGCGAATAGGGCGTTCGGTTCCCGGCGTCTCCCGCCAAAGGTGAAGTTGCTGGCGGCCGAGCTGTTGTGGATGCTGTGGACGTCCTCGACGGCGATCGCCAGCGTCCCCCCACCTCCTTCTTTGATTTTATCTGCGGCATCGAGGAAGAAACTTGATATAGCTCTAAGATCTATATCCCCCTTAGCCGATATCCTTGGTGTCATAATTACCTTAACCTCCCCGTTCTCCGGGATCATGGCCAATCCTCCGGTATCTATACCCGGATCTATTCCTATCGCTATATTCATAAAGAGCAGTATTGAATTATTAATCTATCCTCGGTAATATCTTTAATCATATCCATAACATCATCCACAGATATATTGTCATATGATTTATACAAATCCGTTGGCCACTATTCTATTCGTGCATTCTATATATCTCCTATTTACTGAATAACATAATCCGTTAGATCTAAGATAATTAAAATCTAAGATAATTAAACATAGAGAAATTATAATTATCACACATCATAGATAATATGATAAGCAACACGCACAATTTCTTAAAATCATAATTATCTAATACAAATGATACATATAACTGTTTGGGCTTTTTAGTATATTCATCCCGCTATCGTAATAAAAGCATCTACATCCTAGATCTTTTATCAGTCCTGTGTATATTCTCATATCATGAGCGTATATAATGAATGAAAATCCTCCGGTCTAAACACCTGTATCGATTTATCCGGATACATACCTATATAATAACCGTAAAAAGCCCGTAGAATGCCGTTTTCTAGCCTTATATCCAATGCCTTTACCTTATTCCCGTCAACCATAACATCGACTTCATTGGTCTTATTGGATATCTTATCGAACCATTCAGGTACAGGATCAATACCGTACCTGAATGCGTTTACTGTTGATTTTATTGATATATATGTTCCCATACACTATATATGATTAATAACATCATTTATCTCATCTTGACCTATACACGGACCACCAACTACTTCCTCGGTATTTCTCCTCTGATTAAGAAAATCATTAGCCTGATCTATATTAGACGCATATATCCATCCAATATATTCTTCTCCATTTATTTTATATTTTGTAACAAATATCTTCTCAGCATCCATAATCAAATTAAATTACAATCATCACGTTTAACAACCTTGAAATCTCCCTCTCTAAATAATAGAACTACATCAGTTCTATTATACTTACACTTCTTGATATCCACCAAATGGTAAGAAGCCTCCCCTACGGCGGGGCGAACCGGTCTCAATACGGCTACGGCTATATCACCGCCAAGCTCAACCCCACCGGTTACACCTTGTAAGCACATGAATATATATCCCTCAAACTCATGTTTCTTGCCGATAAACTCGCTCATAGGAATACCTACGAATAGATAGGTCTTTACATCCTCTTTTTTTACCTCTATAGCGTTCTCAACACTAGAAGGTATTACGTCTACAAATTTTGCTCCGATAGCCATAACCTCAAATATTTAGTTTAGTTCTTAATTCTTGACACAATTCTTGATTGTCTCTCATAATACTTAACGTATTATCCACTCCATTGCCTACTCGGACCTCTCCGTACCAGTACCATGATCCTTTACGGGTAAAGATACCGGTTTCCTCACATAACTTCAAAAGTTCAAGCTCCTTGTCAAATCCTACGCCATAATACAATGCTGTCTCTGCTATCTGGAAAGGTATAGCTGTCTTGTTCTTCAATACCTTTATCCTAACCTCATGACCGATAGAAGAGCCATCTTCTCCTACAATAACCTTCTTCCTTGACATCTCCATACGGATAGAGGCATAGAATTTAAGGGCGTTACCACCGGTTGTTACCTTCGGATCGCCGTATATTACACCGATCTTCTCCCGATACTGGTTGATGAATACCAGAACACAATCGCTTTTGTTTACGATCCCGGTAAGAACTCTCATGGCTTTTGACATCAACCGGGCTTGTAATCCCATGTTGCTATCTTCCATATCACCCTCGATCTCCTTCTTCGGAACCAAGTTCGCCACGGAATCCACGACAATAAAGCCTACCTTGCCGGACTCCACCAGCTTGGCTGTGATGTCAATAGCCAATTCCCCGTAGCTTGGCTGGGAAATAAGGAACCGGTTAACGTCCAATCCCATCTTCTTGGCGTATTCGATATCAAAAGCATTCTCCACGTCTATTATAGCTACCAGCTTATCGGGGTGCTTTTTCTGGAACTCGATCATACTTAACGTACACATCATAGTCTTGCCACAAGATTCCATCCCGACCAGCTCATGAATCCGGCCTACCGCCCATCCGCCGCCGAGAGCCTTGTCTACCACCAGCGAACCAGTGCTTTCCCTTGGTATGGATATTATAGGCTTATCATCGCCGAAGTTCATTATCGAGCCTTCTCCAAGCTCTTTATTTAAAGATGATACTAATTCATCTACGTCTGAAAAAAGTTCTTTCTTAGCCATTATAATCCAAATCCCTCAAAGTTAAATAAATCCTGTTGCTTCTTTATCATACCCTTACCGATATCAGGTATCTTCTCCGGCAGGAACACCCCATCGTTATCATCCACCTTCTCCATGAAATTTGATACATTCTCACTTAACAATATCGCGTTATCATTAGGTACTGATTTTAGATAAAGACCATCAATTGATCTACACCTTGAAAGAGCGGTATATATCTGACCGATCTCAAAAGCCCTACTCATATCAACGAATATATTGTCTAATGTCATCCCCTGAACTTTATGAGAAGTGATAGCGTATCCTAATCTTAACGGATATTGAATGATATAACCACAAGACGTTCCTTCTAAAGATCCATCTACTTGCCTATATTTCATTTTATCCCATTTTTCTTTAGTTATATAAACCTCACTTCCATCGGAAAGCTGAACCGATATAGCGTCATCACATGGGTATATATCTGTTACTACACCCATAGAACCATTCACATATCCATCACCGTTCCTCGTTATTATAACCTTAGCTCCTACTTTTATTATAAGTTCATCCTCACATGGAGCCGCAGGTTTTTCACCGAATATCTTAGCCTCGAATTTAAATACCTTATTATCTATCTTATCAAGATTAGATTTGTTTATCTCATAAGCCTCCTTATTGGTTGAGCATATTACTATAGTATCATTCATATTCTCAGGGTATATCACCCTTGATTTTAGGATAGATCTAGATTCCTCGGTAAGAACCCCACATCTTATATCCTCCAATACAGACAAAAGTTGTGGGTCTTTTTGACGGAATACCTTATCGAAGGTAATTACCGAGAATCCTGAGGCTCTTAATGCCTTTGACGAGAAAAAGAATCGGCTTTCATAATACTTATCAATAAAATCATCAACGGTCACTACAGGAGGTAATTGTGACAGATCGCCGAACATAATCAGCCTAACTCCACCAAAAGGTTCCCTGCTTCGTTTGCATTGTCTAAGTATATCGGCAACCTCATCAAGCAAATCGGGTCTTACCATACTAATCTCATCGATAACGATAGTATCAATATTCTTGACCTTGCTTTTCATGAACGGACTTACAGCAACCTTATTTGATAACATATTCCTCTCTACTGAGGGGATGTAAGGATCGTTTTTTATAGCGAAAAAAGAGTGAATGGTTTGTCCTCCGGCGTTCAGGGCCGCAACACCAGTGGGGGCTACTATAACACATTTACCCAAGAACTTTACGATACGTCTCATGAACGTACTTTTACCACTACCAGCCCTACCGGTAATAAATAGATTCTCCCTAGTGGTGAAAATCTTTTTCAAGGCACGACTTTGCTCCACGTTTTTATCCACCGTCATAATATGACGAAGGAGGTCGTTTTCATTTTTAAAATCTTCTTTTACCATATCTTTCTAGGTTTATGGTACAAAGATACGAATAGTTATAATTAATTATTAAAAATAAATGTGAATAATATATAAATATTAAATTTTATATCTGATACTCAAATCATCCAGCTTTACTCATCTCGGCCCCTTTTACCCCTAAAAAGACGTCTTTTATAAAATCTTCGGCGATGATTATATGCATTATCGTTCCTCTGTATGATAGTCTTAGGTGTCCGATAGTTACGTTCTTCCTGTCTTTGGCATTCGCTATTCCATTGTTTTTTTTTACCTCGTCATACAAATCGGATATACTCTTCTTACACATGCCTAAGAACATGCTTATGTATCTGTATATAGTTGACCGAGATATCTCATGCATGCCTATTCCCGCAAGCTTCTTATTCAACTCATTAAGAAGGTATGCTACATTGAACTTAATTGTCTTTCTTTTAGTTACTTTGTATATATGATGTACGTTTCTGGTTCTGGCCCTGAATATTATCTTGGAAAGGATTCTTACCCGATCTAATTTCCGGCTTTTGTTAGCCATATTCCGTCTTTCGTTTGAGCTTAAATTCTTATCCAGACATTTGTATACGGATCTTTTCTTACCTACGAATATTTCTTTCGTATCCTCATTCTTCTTAGCCTTATACGAGTAGATCATGATATCAGATAAAGCTATTCTTATCTCGCCCTCTGCGTAAGCCTTAAGCGTCTTTAGCTGATAGTCTATATCCTCATGGCAGTTCTCTATAACATGTCTGTAGCAGAAATAAGCTATGCCATCGGATAGGATATCTATAAAATCATCGGTATTGATCTCGATACGGTCACGGTAACCATCTCTCATCCTATTTCTTAAAAATACATGCTTCTGTACATTTATGATAGAAAGATAAGCCGTTACCTGCTTACACTTCTTTTCTATAACCATACCGGAACCTCTTATATTATCTTTCTTGTTCGAGTATTTTACGGCCGTAACCTTCTTCCCGTCCTTATTAGTTACAGGTTTGTAATCTACTGGACAGACAAGTGATCCTGCCGGAAGCCTTAGGCATCCAAGCTCATCTTTTTTTGCTTGTATACCTTTTGGGATATATGCTTCGGTAAGAATCTTATCGAAATTTGATTTCATTTTCTGTAAAAGATTTGATTTCATTTTCTGTAAAAGATTTGATTTCATTTTCTGTAAAAGTACTATCTTTGTCTCCATACCTTTGTTTCTTTAAATTTTAATTTGCTGCGAATATACAAGTTTCATCAATACGAAACAAGTTATTCGGATGGATGGGTAGCCTGTGAAGGTCGCCCATTTGTTGTTTAAGGAGGGTAGGTAATGTTCGTAAAACGCTGTGCGCGTGAACGATCGGTTTTTCTCAACCTACTTGTTACGCGCGCGTTAATAGTATATTTATTAAATATAATTAACTCTATAAACATATACTACTTTCTAATATCTCTATCCGTACACAGGACCTCTCCTGACGTCGAGTCCCTGTGTACTCCTTTAATATCCCTATCCGTACACAGAACCTCTCCTGACGTCGAGTTCCTGTGTACTCCTGTTAAAGTCCCTATCCGTACACAGGACCTCTCCTGACGTCGAGTTCCTGTGTACTCCTGTTAAAGTCTCTATCCGTACACAGGACCTCTCCTGACGTCGAGTTCCTGTGTACTCCTTTAATAAAACATTGCTTTTTACCGGCAAGGTAAGGAATCCAAAGGGAAAAGGGGAGGTCCTGTACGATCGCTCGCGCTCCGGCCGGCCGTATCTTCTACGGCAGGCTCCATCGCCCAAGGCTTCCCATTTCCCCTTGGCTTTATATCCCAAAGGAAAAGGGGAGGTCCTGTCCCTTGAGGCAGGATAGGGCTGTCCACCGCCGCTCGGAGGCATGTGGCCTCGGAGGGGAGGTCCTGTCCCTTGAGGCAGGATAGGGCTGTCCACCGCCGCTCGGAGGCCGCTCGGAGGCCGCTCGGAGGC